CTAAATGCCTCTGCAATCAACTCAAGGTTTGTATTCGTACTGGTTCCCCAGGTACCAGCTTCATCGCCAGTGGCAATCTCTTTTAGGCGTAGATCGTTAACGTAAGTTGCCATTTAAGCTACCTCTTCCCAATTAGGAGTTTGACTGTCGGTGACAGCAGTCCAACTCGGTGTTTGACTATCCGTTATATTACCCCAGTTAGGGTCTTGGCCATCATTTATGATGCCATAAACAAGGAAATACCCTATCGCTCCTGTCGCTGAAACACCCGTGACAGAAACGTTTGAATCCCCTTCAACGGTAACATTTCCAACAGCGGCGTTACCCTGGACTCCAGTGAGAGAAACATTCGCTGTACCAGTGATCGTAACTGAACCAATCGCTCCAGTCCCAGCATTGCCAGTAACAGCAGCATTCGCGCCGCCGGTAGCAGTAACCGTTCCGACAGATCCAGTGCCCGCCACGCCTGTAACAGTCGTGTTTGCCGCACCTGAGACTGTAGCTGTTCCAATCGCTCCCGTGCCTGCGACACCAGTAGGAGAAACATTTGCCGTGCCCGTGACCGTAAGCGACCCAACACCGCCCGTGCCCGCGACACCGGAAACACTGGCGACTGCTGACCCTGTCGCCGTAACTGTTCCAACAGCCCCGGTTCCTGCCACGCCTGTGACAGCGGCATCGATACTGATGAGGACTGTGACCGACCCGACAGCGCCTGTCCCAGATACGCCCGTAACTTGAATAGGCGCTTCCTCGCCCCAAGCGCCCTCACCCCAAGTGCCTCTGCCCCAGCCCGTGACATTAGCCATTCTCTATGCGATGCGAATAATCGCATTCGATGCATCTGCTGCGGGAAACTGGATAGTAAAATCACCTGAACTGGAAGACTTATCCGCCCCGAAGTCCAAGGCACATACCGCAGGATCACCTGAAGCACTATCATTGAAAATCAATGCTCCACGCGCGGTTAAAGTGCTTGAACTAAACGTCAAGTCAGAAAAGTCTGTTATCGCAGTTGTGCCATCGTTGCTGGGATCAACACGAGTAAGTGCTGCACCTTTGGCGGTGTAGCCTGTACCAGATATTTCGTTAGAGGTCGTGTACGCCGTAGTGCCTGCGCCCAGGGAGGCAGAGCTTGTGTACAAAGCAAGATTAAATGTGCTGCCACCTGTGTTCTTAAAGTTGTGAACTGCCTCCAAAATTTCTTTTTTAAAGGTTGTGCACATCGCTGTCGTTATAGCCATTACAGACTCCTAATTATATTTGCCATGTCAGAATGGCCTTGTTTTTCCAGTTCTGCGATCAAAGTCGTTCTGTCGCTTTTGATAGCTTCTTTGATGTAAAACGCCACAGTTGCCTCTACAGATTGCTTGAAAGCCTCTGCTTGCTGAGCAATCAAAGGATGGCAGTTTCCACCAACACTCACAATCTTATCTGCAGCAGCCTTTGCCCAAAACTCTGGGTCATGTCCTTTGTCTTGAGTCGTTGCTACTAGAACATTGCCTATCTCAAGAGCAGGCGCTTCAAAAAAAGACAATCTTACCCCCTGGCAATATCGTATCTATATTCGTCTCTTGCGCCATAGCCTTCGCCAAGCTTTTTGAGAGCAGATATAGCCATCATAAAACGTTGCTCATACTGAGCCGTCTCTTCAGGAACCTTCAAGAAAGTAGCTGCCTCTACAAGTGTGCCATACAGTAAAGCATCAGGTGCGTTGTCAGAGAGCCAAGTGGTGCTTGATCCTGACGTTGTTGTCAGTGATGCAGGTCGATACTTGTAATGCAGTTCGTATGTGTAGTCAGAGTCTGGCGTCGGTCCAAGAAGAAACGTGTTGTCATCGAACAGCGCATAGTACTTTGTTGGCCCAGTCGTTGTTGCGTTTGGCGTGTAATCTCTGATGAACGACACATGCTTGAACAATGGATAGGTGTAAACGCTATTCACGATCAAAGCCAGGCTGTATGTCGCCAAGAAGTCTGATGGTGTGGCTAAGTACGGAAAGTCTGTTGTTGCGTTACCTGTAACGTTCTTTCTGAACACAGGAAGCTCTACATTCTTCAGTATGCGCTCTTCAGCTTCTTTTATGAATGTATCAAGGTCCGCTACAAACGTAGTCTCTGCAGTTTCGCAGTAATCTTGAACCGTGGACTTCAGTGTCGCTAATGTAAAACTCATGTTGTCACCACCGTTACTGTTCCGACAGAGCCAGTTGCGCCATCTATGTTGAATTCTGAACCTATCGGATCACCTGTGGTAGACATCATCTGATTATCATCGATGGTTCTTACAACACCTGCCCCGGCAACCACATCAGGAGAAAGATTAGGCCTAGGGAAACGCAAAGCTTCTGGGTCAGAAACATTATGAATTGGCTCTAGCTGCGGGTGTTTTGGCTCATAGCATTCATTACAGACACGAAAACCCGTCCACTCTTTTTTCAAAGCTAGGTATTTATACTGAAAGCCACACCTGTCGCATATGGCAATTGCGTACTTGCCAGAAGCAAAAGCCATTACGCTATCCTAGATCTTAGACCTGGGGATATGGTCAAAGAAGCCCTGCTTTGATCTTGGTCAGCCGCTCTAGCAAACTCTTCTTCATATAAACCTTTGAGCATTTGCACGCGATCAGGCGCCTTCTTTAACGCTATGTAGTAGGACAATCCTGCTGCCAGGCAAGGATAGAATCGAAAGGGCACATCAACTGTGTTCACACTAGCGTCTGCATCTTCAATGCGAACCAGACGATTGATGATCAACTGGTCTGTAGAGTTTTCTGACGCTGGCCATATGTAAAGACGAGGCGTCAATTGCTTATCAAGAAAGAACTGAGTAGGCCTTGCCTGAGTAGATTTAGTAGGAATGTTGTAGTACTCAGACCTGCCTATCTGCTCCATGGTGATATCTGTGGTCGTAGAGCCTTCAGTTCTTCTGATGACAACATCCAAAACATCAATCGTGCTTGCAGAAAGGTCAATAAACTCATCGCCAGTTGCTAGCGTGGTTGTGCTATTGGTTACAGTCCATTGATTCAAGCCCCTGTTCGCCCAGTCAGCGAACAAGAGGTTCAAAGATCTTCTTGCAGTCACTCCATCGTAGCCAGTGCGGAACTCAAGGCCACATCTTTCAAATGCTTCCTCGATGTATTCCGCAACATCTGGCTCAAAGTCTCTGCTTCCAGAAGTGGCCATTAATAACTCTTTATGACCTCAAGGATCACAGTGTATGTGTCGCCACTACTTGCACCAATCGTGGTGAACTGAACATCGCCAGTTTTACCTGATCCTGCGTTATTAGGTATGCCAGAAAACGGTGTGTAATCGTGCATACCATTTGAGTCTGGAGACAAGGCAATGATCAACGTGTCTGTGGTTGCGTCATTCAGAAGCTGAACGCCCATGCCAACACACTGCCACCAGATCTTTGATATCGCCACCTCTGTGCAGGAATCGCCTTTGCTGTTTGCCTGAAGAGCACTAACATCAATCTTGGTTACTGCGCTTTCGCCAGTGCCATCACTGATGTTCGTAAACTTCAGGACAGCTTTACGATTGTCATCCTGAATTGTTTGTGATGTGACTGTATCAGCCATCTCGCTCTCCTATTACTGGTCAGCAAAAGCAGGCGCAGTAGTGCTCGTTACATTTCCAAAGATCTGATAGTTAGTCGTATCTATGCCGACAATAGTTACTTCAAAGCCAGCAGGTACGTTCAATTGTATGCTGCTGTTGGAGTTTCCATCAGAGAATACTGAGCTAACTTCGTTGCCATCTGTATCTAAGAAAGTAACACCACCAATGTAAAAATTAGTGTTGCCGGGAGTAACAATAAGCGCGTCCGTAGCATCAGCAGCGCCGCCAGCGTATACAAACTTGAAAACAGATCCAGCAACAGGAGCAGGAAGCGTATAAGTATTATCTTGGCCACCATCTGGAACAAGTAGAATTCTGCCGCTGTGAGTTGCGTTGGTTAGGGTTACATTGCCGTCTGAGAGGCTAACTGGAGCCCCACCATAGGTTGTGATTTCAGTAATCGCACCGCTAGTTGCGTCTTTGCTGATGGACTTAAATCCATTCTCTGATCGGATTGGACCCGAAAAAGTCGTATTAGCCATGGGTATCTCCTGTCTTGGCTAGTGTCAGGCACGGTATGCGCCTGTCAGGGATGAAATACTTATACAGTAGAAAAAGAAAAGGGGCAACAAGTGCCCCTAATCTCATTGTTCCATGTGGAACAATTATGCGCCTTGTGAAGCGAACACTGCGCGTGGATTACTAAAGCCAAAGCTGTATCGCTCGCGGGCCTTGTAACGCACGTTGCCAGTGTTGAAGTCACCTTCCATAGAAGTCGCAATCGGACTGCGCTCAAAGTGCTTGAAGCCATCTGGGCAATCAGTCAGAACGTAGAACGCATCAGTATCAGTCAAGAAGTGGTTGACTGCATAGCCTTGAGGCAGCAGACCCATATTCCTAATTGAGTTGATGTCGTTGTCCGCAGTTTCGACTCGTCCAGGTGTTTCCAGCAGACGATCAGCTACGAATTGCAGTTGAGGCGGAACAACAAGCTTGGTTCCTTGCAGAGCCAAGATCATGTTTCGATCATCCACAAAAGTAGAGATGCTGATCAACGCATTCTCCAGTGACGTTTCGTTCAAGTCTGCAAATGCAGATGGACGATTTGAGAAGGTGCCGCCACCAGCCAGTGGGTGATCGGTAGCCACAAGTGACTTGCCATCACCGCCAGTGAAAGAGCTAGAGAACGCATTGTTCAATACGTTTGCAGCCTTCACCTGCTTGGTGTGTGCCATGCTTCGTGCAAGAGCCTTCGTATAACGTGCGCCAAGGCGGTCATACAAATTATCTTCTACCGATTCCTCGGTTAGCGCGAACGCCAAAGCAACAGTCTCGTGCGTATAACGTGCAGTGAAACCTTCAGAAGCTTGGTCGTATGCAACGCCCTGCCCTTCAGATTTATCACGAGCGTTACCAAAGCCTACGATCAGAACCTCTTCTTCAAACGCGCGGTCTGAAGCTTCAGTTTCAAAGATCTCAGCGTGCTCGTTTTCATAACGAGCGTATTCCATGCCAAATAAAGCGTTGAGGCCAGGCTCTAGCTCTTTGGCTAATTGTGCTCTTGAAATAGCCATTAGTTAGCCTCCTATGCTAAACCGGCGCCTTTTTGGCCGTAGATTGAGTTCTGAATAACAACAAGAACGTTGGTATTCGCCGTAGCAACATCTGAATTTTCTGGGTCACCAGAAATATCAATTGCTTTAAGTGGCAAGCCTGCTGTGGTTGCACCCGTGGTTACGTCTAGCTCAGCGCCAGATTTGCCAGTTACAGTGCTTCCAGAACTGGTGTACACGATATCGAAGTTGCCGAACAAGTCAGCAATTGGGAACGTATCATCAGCTTGGATTTCATACACAACATTCGGATCATCGATAATGAAAGCGATGATGTCCGAAGCATTAGTGCTTGCGGGGTAGAAGTTGCTGAACACTTGTTCCTTGGTAGTAGGATCAGTGTATTGACAACCGTTGAACACACCAACGATAGGCACAGTGCCTCCGTCTGCGTGAACCTCTACCGTACCACCAGTAACCTGGGCAACCATATCTCCTTGGAAGATACTGGTTCCATAGTTAGCGGC